CACCTGCACCCGCTCGCCGGCCGCCAGCTGGTCCTCGGCCCGGCTCAGCGCCGCCTCGTGCTGATCCATGGCCCGCAGGTTGTCGGCCGCGCCCGGGTTCGCCGCCGCGCGTCGCTCGGCCAGCAGCACCACGCGGGCCGCGTCGACAGCTTCGGTCGGGTAGGCCCGCACCGCGTCGGCCACCGGTGACAGCCGGCTCGGAAAGGTCGCAGGCGCGACAGGCTCAGCCGGCGGCGCAGCGTCGGCACGTGGCGGCAGGTCGGGCAGGCTGGCCACAGCGCGCTGCATCTTCTGTTGGCGCAGCCCGTAGGCCGCGAAGCCAGCCGGCAGCAGCGTGGCCACCGCCAGGCCCACCGGATCGAACGGGTCGAACTGCGCGCCGATCTGGTCGTAGCCGGCGCCCTGCAAGATTGCGCGAGTAGCCGCTTGCTGAGCGACGAACCCACCAGGCCCGCCAATGGCGTACAGGCTGGCCGTGGCCAGCTTGGTCTGGCCGACGATTGGTAGCGCCGCCAGGGCCAGCCCAGCACCCTGCACTGCGCCTGCCTTGGTGCGGGTGTTGAAGTCGACGCCCTGCAGGCGCAGCTCGTCGGACTGGGTAACCGCCTCTTCCACGCCTGCGACGCCCACGCCCACCGGGCCAGCCACCACCGCGCCGCCGACGATCTTGGTTGCGCCGCGGCTGAACCCGTAAACCACCTGTTCGGCTGCATGCGCTGTGGCTGGGTCAGGCCGGAACTCGCGCCCGAACTTGCGCAACTCGTCACCCGCCGAGCTGCTGTAGGCGTCGATTGGGATGCCCTGCCGGTCCATTTGCTTGCGCTGCTCCGGCGTGGCGTCGCGCATGTACCGCAGGCCGCCCAGCACATCGGCGCCGGTGGCGGCAACTTGGGCCAATGCCTCGTCTACACCGCGCGGCAGTGCTGTGATGGTTTGCCACGCGCTGAACTTCGGTTCGGCCGGCTTCGGCGGCTGCGGCTTGGCGATGCGATCGCGCGCCGCGACTTCGGTGTCTGCCGCGAACAGGTCGTCGATCACTTGCCCACCTCGATGACAACCGGCGCACCATCAGCATTGGCCGCCAGGGTGCCGCCGGTGACGACGTGGTACCGGCCGCGGCCAGCGTACTGCAGCTTGGCGTCTGGCAGCCCAGCCAGGAACGCTGCTGAGTCCATAGGGATGCGATTGATGTAGACCTTGCCGTCAGGCAGTTGCGCGGCCATATCGGCAGGCGTCAAGGACTGCGTACGGCGCCGAACATCCTCCGCACCCATGCCGGCCGGTACCGGGATGCGCGCGCCGTTGTGCTCGACCAGGCTGCCGCCAATGGCCAGCCGCACAGCCTGCTTTGCATCGCGCTCGCTGCCGCCCGCGCCTTCAGCCACCAGGCCGGCCAGGATCAAGCGCGCAGCCTCGCCGTACATCTCGGCCTGTTGCGGGTTCGGGAAGACCGCGGCAAGTTGGGCGTTGATCTGGCCGCGCCAGCCGTCTACCGCCTTGGTCTCTTCCTTGATGGTTTTGGACTTGAGTGCCTCAGCGCCCTTCAGTGCCAACTCGGCTGTGGTTCGGCCGGCCGTGGTGCGCGCTGTACCAAGCGCCAGCGCCAAGCCCAGGGCCTTGCCGCTTTCGGTCTGGCCAGCGTACATCTGCTGCGCCAGGGCCTGGGCTTGGCCGGCCGGCATCAGCGCAGCGATCTGCGACAGTCGCTCAGCCCGCTGGTTGACCGGCAGCGCCTGCAGGATGCCGCCCAGCTTCTGCGCCTCTTCGGCCAGCAGCGGCGACACCGGTCGGCGGGTGATGGTGGCCACCTCCTGCGCCTGGCCAGCGCGCTCAGCCAGGCCGGCCGCAATGGTGTCCAGGCTGCTTGTGTTCAGCGGGCGCAGCGGCGTGGTGATCGTGCCGCGCTCGTTGGCCGCGCGCAGCGGATCGTCGGCGTAGTCCTTCTTGGCCTGGGTCAGCACCTGCCCACGGCGCTTGATCTCCAACTCCAGCGGCTGGCTTGTGCCCTTGATGGCCTGGGCTCGCAGCTGGTCCAGCTGCTGCGCCTGCACGTCCAGCGGCAGCATGGCCACCGCGGTGCGGGCCGGGATCTCCGCCGCCATCGATCGGTAGGCCGCCGCCGCAGTAGGGGTGAGTTTCCCGATCAGCGCAGCCGCTGCATTCGGGTCGGCCTGCTTGCCCTGCAGGGCCCAGCCGCTGAGGATGTTGTAGGCCTCGGTCGACTGGCGCTCGACGCGCTGCGCCACGATTTCAGCATGCTGCGCCTGGCGAAGCGCCCGGGCCTCGTTGCTGGCGCGGTAACCGTCCACTTGCGCCAGCAGCGTTGCCTTGCGCTGCGGGTCCAGATCGGCGTTCTCGTTGATCCCGCGCTCGACCACGCTCAGCGCCTTGTTGTCGGTCTTGGCCGCATTCACCGCAGTGAAGGCCCGTGTGTAGGCCGTGCCCTCAATCCATCCCTGCTTGGACTTGGCGATCTGGTCGGGCTGCAGGCCGGCGAACGGGCCCAACTGGTCGACCGTGTCCAGCCAGATCTGCCGCGCCTTGTCTGGTTCGGTGACGGCCAGGCGCTGCGTGTACTCCTGAACCTGGGTGATCGCGGACAGCGTGTCGTGCTGGTCGCGCTTTCGCACGATGTCGCCGACCTTGCTCGACAGCCGGCCGGCCAGGCCTTGTACATCCTGGGAAACCGTCGCCCGATGTGATTCTGGAACGCCCTCGATGTTGTCGGCCAGGATTTTGGCGGCGCGCTCCTGCCAGGCCTTGGGCGCGTCGGTCTTCTGCAGCCGGCCTTCGACCACCTCCTGATCGATGCGCGACAGCTCGTCATTCAGGCCATCGCGCATGGCGTACAGCTTCGCCTGGGCCTGACCGGCATCGGCGCGGTCTCGAACGATCTGCGCCTCGCGGGCGGCCTGACGGGCCTCCTGATCTTGCACGCGCTGCAGGTGCTCACCCTCAGCCTGGCGTTGGACGCCGGCACGGTTCAAGCCTTCGGCAATCGCGTTCACCCCGGGCGAGACGTCCACCACCCCGGTGCGAGCCGGTTGGACAACATCCCGGCCAAAGTCTGCGCCTGCTGAGATTCGCCCCATGGGTTACTCCCCAGCCATCGGGATGTAGCCGCCGCCACCTCCCAATGGAACGTTGCCAATGGCAGAGCTCTGCGTCCGCTTCCACTTGTCAGCCGCGGTCGACAACCCGCTGAGCGCGCCAAGTGCACCATTGAGCATTGCCCCCCTGCCCTGCGCCTCGAAGGCCCTGGCGCGGCTCTGGCCGTTCAGGATCGCAACCCCGGCATCCTGCTCAACGTTCTGCACGATCTGCCGCTCGGCCTGCAGCACCGAGCCGCTGTTGAGTGAGACGCCGGCGCCGACAGCGTCAGACCGCGAGCGGCTGACCTCGGTCTTGCCGGCCGTACGGATCCTGCCGGCACGCATCTGGCCCTCAGCCGTGGCCGCCACCGCGTCAGCTCGAGCAGCGCGCGACTGCACCACCCCGGAGGCCAAGCTCGACAGCGCACCAAGGCCTGATGCGCCGGCCTGCATCAAGCTGCCGGCGGCTGCCTGAGCCCCAGCGCTTGCACCGGATGCCATGCCGGCATTGAGGATCGAAAGCGAAACGCACATTGTCAGAACTCCATCACCAGGCCGGACCGGTGCCAGCCCAGCCGGTGCAGCAGGGCTTCGGTCTTGTCCACATTCACTCCGGTCATCACGACGATCTGGATCAGCGCTGCTCCGTGGCCCTTCGCCCAGGCCGTGTAGGCACTGATCAGTCGAACGGCCGACATGCCGCCGCGGTACTCAGGGTCGATGAACAGCGCCAGATCGCAGGCCACCAGGTCGGGGCTGAACCAGTGCGGCGAGACCATGGCCACCATCCCGCCGATCACCACGCCGTCGTGTTCCGACACGCGCGCGAACCCGGCCGGGCTGGCAATGGTGCTGGCGATGGTCGCGGCCAACTTCTCGGCGTCGAAGGTCAACCGGCAGAAGACTGGGCTCTCGCCGTGCATGACGCGGCCGAGCTCGACCATGCGCGGGATGTCGGCAGAGGTGGCGGGCCTGATCACGTCGATCAACCCGGGTTCGCTGTCACGCGGCGCACCACAGCCAGCACCGTCCACGGGTAGCTCTGCGGCTGGCTGATCTCCACCTCGCCGGCTTCGACCGACCAGCCGAAGTCGCTGACATCCTTCCAGCCGCTGTAGGCTGAGACCGGCGCATCAAGCACATCCTCACCAAACTCGCGGAATGCCAGCGCCTGGCCGTTGACGTTGCATCCGACCGTGTCCTTGAACAACACCAGGGTCTTGCCGTTCATCACCCGCTTGCCGGCCGCGGCACCCATCCCGGTACCAAACTCCGGCGGCAGCAACCGGATGAGCGGGGTAAAGCGGGCGCCAACGGCTACGCTGGCGGCCGAGCGCGGCAGCGTGATCTCACCACCAGCGGTGACAGTGAAGTCGCCGAGGTCCACGCCGTCGGCAACCGCCGACACTGTGACGCCGGCGAGGTGCCCAAGACCGCTCACTGTTGCGCTGGCCGGTGTCTTCGTCACCCGGCAGTCTTGGTAGGCATCCCAATTCATGCGCTCGACGTAGCGCTTGGTGGCGCCGTTGACGGTGCGTCGCACGATCATGTAGGTCTTGTCCTCGCCGCCCTCTGGAATCGTGGCCATAGACTCCACAACACCATCGGCCGCCGGCGTGCACAGCGTGAACGCACGAACCGCCTGCTCGCGGGAGACCGTCACGGCCAGGTACGCGCCGTCCGACTTCTGCACCCACTGCACGCGCTCAGGGCTCTGTTGGTAGCTGATGTTCTCGACGCCACCGGATACCAGGTGCTCGCTGAAGGTGCTTGCCTCGCCGCTGCGGTAGCCGCCGACATCGATCGCATACCCTAGAGTGCGCAGGGCCGACAGCCCGCGCTGGGCGTAGTACAGATCGTCATCGATCTGCTCGGGCCGAACCTTGGCGCTGCCGACCTTGGCTTGTGGTGTGGCACGCACGTTGGTGGGAGTGATCGGCTTCTCGATGCCGCCACTCAGAACCCACTCGCCGCCATAGGTCAGCACCACCAGGTCGCGGTTGCTGGAGAGGAACTGCACCGGGTTCACTTCATCGCTGCTGAGCTCGAAGCTGTAGCTGTCGTCGTCAAGCGTTCCCTTGGTGAAGTCGTTGTAGAGCCCAGCGCGACTGCCCCAGATGGTTTGCGGGAACCGAGCGGAGCCGCCGGCCACCAAGCGCTGCTGATGCAGAGTGACCGATGCCGGGTAGCCGTCCTGCGCGTTCCAGACTGCCGTCTCCAGCGTCCAGGCATCAGCCTCTGATGCGGTGGTGCTCGACAGAACAGATTCAATGCGCGCGCTGACCGCCAGGGTGGACGTGTACCCGGTGACCTTCAGCAACCCACCATTCAGCGTGACATACCGCCCAACGTCATCCGACCGCCAGCCAGCTGCAGCAAGGGTGAGCGTGGTCGACTTGCCGACCGGCTCCTTGTCGGTTGGCGTGCACGTGGTCTGCGGCGACCCGGTCAACACCCACTCGCTGGCGGTCAGCGTCACGCTGCCGAACGTGCTGGTGACGGTCACATCCACCACCGTCGTGCTCGTGTAGCCGGTGATCGTGGCCTCTCCGCCGTTGTGCTGGATGGTGCGGCCAACATCGGACGCCAGGAACGCAACCGCAGCCGCTGTGGCCGTCGTGCTGCCGCTGGTCGCGCCAAGCGTGATGGCCGTCGCTTGCCGTCTGCCGATCGCATCAAACGGCGCCGGATCCAGCGGCGCCGCCTCGAGCACCCAGCGCGTCTCACCAAAGCGGCGCAGCCGGTAAATCGGCAACGTCCCAAGCGCCAGGAACATCGTGTCCGCGCCCTGCGTGAAGTCGACGTTGAAGATGTCGCTCGTCGTGTAGGGCGTGGCAATCTCGTAGATCGCACCCAGCAGCGCGCCATCCTTCCAGAAGCGGGCATAGCCGTCGCCCATCTCGATCACGTAGGCGTTGTCCTGATCGCGCACGAAAGGCACCAGGCGGGTGAGCTTGCTGCTGTCTTTCACTTCGCCCAGGTAGTCGGTGCCAGGACGGCCGCGCACGCCGCCGTGCTGCATCACCACCACGTCGCGGGCCTGCTTCAGGCTGTCAGCGTACTTGGCCAGGTCGGGCCGCCCGTACAGCAGCGGTGAAATCTCACCGCCGCTGAAGTTGGTCGATAGCGTGTCGGTACGCATCTGAACCTCAGTACCGAACGTCCGTGAAAGGGCTGTCGCCCCATTCCTCGGGCTCGTTGTCTTGCCCAGCGATGCTCTTGGCCTCGCGCAGCATCTTGTCGGCCTCTTGCCGCTTGAGCTGGGCCAGGCTGGCGCTCTGCGTGATCGGGTAGGCCAGGCGCGCGCACATCTCGGCGCTGGCCAGATCGCACAGCAGCGAATCCCAGAGCGCCGGATCTTCGTTGCGCCACACGTACACCAGCGGCAGGGTGGCGCTGTCGGTCATGATCTTGCGGCCGATGAGCTCGTGTGCGATGCGCTCGCCGCGCTGGCCGATCTGCAGGGTCCGCATCCAGTCGCCGGGCAACGTGTACTGATAACCCCAGTCAAAGGGCGGCTTTGCAGCATCGGCTGCCAGGATCACCTGCTTTCGAGCGCAAGGCCATGCATGCTTGCGCAGCAGGTAGTCGCGCACCTGCGGCCAGAGGTTTCCGCACAGACGTGCCCGCTTGCCTTCGCTCAGCGAGAACGACGCGATCGGGTCATCGCCGAGCTGCTGCAGGGCATTGCTGCACAAACCGATGGCGCTGCTGCTCATGTCGTCCTCGTCCAGAAACAGAAAGAGGGAGCCCTCTCGGGCCCCCTCCGTTGTGCCGGTGCTACCCGTTCACCGGCAGGCGCTGCCGATCAGGCGGCGACGTAGAGCACCGTCACGCGGATGTCCGCGTCGTCGGTCGGATTGGCGCCGGCCAAGGTGAAGTACGGTTCGGACGGGACGGTGGTCACCGATTCGGCGCCCGCCGCCACGCCGGAACCGGTGGCCACAAAGGCATTCACCGCGCCCGAAACGTCCAGCGCGCTGACGATCAGGGCAGCAGTGATGACCGCGCCAGTCCCGTCCGGCGTCCATGCGCGGATGCCGACGTTCATGGTCACGCTGGCGCCGAGCGCTGCGTTGTTCACGTAGGCGCCCAGAAAACGCGCCCCAGGCGGGATCATGTCGCGGTTGCCGCAGGTGTCGTTCTGCGCCCATGCCACGACGTCCGGGCCGGTGATGATGGACGCGCGAACTTTGCCCGAAGATGCGGCGCGCAATTTGCCGCCGGTGGTAGCGAGGCGCGTGGCCTCGCGGGAGCTGATGTCGGCCATGCCGAGAACGCCGCCCGTTCGGGCCATGAGCCCGAACAGAAGGTCGTTGACGCGCTCGCCGACAGCTCGGGCGACGCCCGGCATCAGCAGGATTGCCGCAAACGCAAACAGCGCCACGGCCAGGAGGATGGAAGTCTTCATGTCAATGCTCCGAGAGTTGTTCGGTTGCTGGGTGTCGTCGGCGGGTTACTGGTACGCAACCTCGACTACGCCCTTCTCGTCCTGCCGACCGGCCGCCATCGAGCAGTTGATGGTGGTCTGCCACAGGTTCTTCTTGTCCGGCCGGCGGTCGACGCGGCCCTCGACGTAGCCGTCACCCAGGTGGATCGACGACTTGGCCCAGGCCACCGTGTAGTAGGTGGACGAACTCACCGGGTCGATGCCCTCGAACGGGATCCAGGTGAAGCCCAGCCAGTTGCCCACCACGTCGCCTTCTTGCAGGAACTTGTTGGCCAGGAAGTCGGCGCTGGTCAGCGTGGTGTCGGACATGATGTCCTCGACCATGTCGGCGGTGTAGAGCATGAACAGCTCTTCGCCGTTGTGCTTGTCCTTCTCGTTCGCACGGAACAGCTTGCGGGCCTGGATGATCTTGGCCTTGGTCATGCCAGTGCCGCCGTGGACGATCTTCTGGCCGGCAGGCAGGGCCACGGACGAACCGTCCTTCAGCAGTTGGCTGTCGCGGCAGGCGCGATAGATCAGGTTGTCGATCTTGCGGTTGCGCTTGCCCACCAGGGTGTTGGCGTAGTGGCCACCGGTCACCGGGTTGACCAGCATCTTCGGGATGTCGGCGCGGTCCAGCGGCAGGGCGTCGAAGAAGTCCTTCATCGTCACCACGCGCGCCGTGTGCGTGATGTCGCTGAACACCGTGTCGCCGTGGCGCACGTTGTCGGCCGGCAGGTCGCCGGTCGGGTCGATGTTGTTGATCGTGAACGACTCGCCGGTGATGGTCCCGCGGTCGGTGACGGCCATGCGCAGACGGCTGTCCATCTGGGCGGCGAGCATGCGCAGCGAGGTGTCGAACTGCTGCACAAAGTTTTGAGTGATCGTGTCGGACATGGTCCTATTCCTTCAGTCGAATTCGGGTGGTTCGGCTTTCGGGTGATCCGCTCATGCGGGCCGCTGGTGCTACGTGCTGCGCGTCCTGCCTTGTCGGGCGCCGCTGCGGGCTATGCAGGTGATCCGCGCGCCAATGCGGGCCTGATGGGGAGGGAGTGTTTTGCCAGGCGGCGTTACGAATCCGTAACGGGATGCCAGAAACGACAAAGCCACCCGAAGGTGGCTCTGTTGGCTTGAGCGGCCAGGCTTCGATCAGATCGGCGCCGTGCCCGCCACCCTGGTGTAGTGCGCCCGCACAGCGGCGCTGACACGCGCATGGTCGACATGCTTCGGGTTGCGGTAGGCCTCGCTGGAAACCATCTGCTCGACGGTCTGCTGTGCCTGGCCGCCACCGCCATCGTTGGGCGGTCGGTCTTCGCGCAGCTGGGCGCCGTAGTGGGCCATTGCACGCAAGAACGCCGGGTTCGTGCCCAGCTCGCGGGTGGCCTCGGCCAAGTCCTTGGGCAGAGCGCGCAGCGCACGGCTGGCGTTGTCGAGGCCCAGATCCATGTCGGCCGGCTGCGTCCACACCTTCTGCAGCTCGGCGCGGGCCTGGGCCGCTGTCATGGCCGCGGCGCCTTCCATCAGGTCGGGCGCGGCCTTGAGGTAGCTGGCCATCATCCACTTGAACTGCTCGCCGGTGATGTTCTTGGTCAAGGCCTCTTCCTTGAACGCCGACACCCGGTCATCCTTCAGCGCGAAGTCCTTCAGGTCTTCTGGCATCTCGAATGCGTACTCGGCGGCCGACTTGGGAGGCAGGTCGCCGGCGCCCAGGCGCTTCTCGAGGTGCTCGCGATGCTCCAACGCCTTGGCCAGCGTGGCCGCCGCATCCAGCGCGTCGCCTTCGCCCTTGACGTGGAACTTCTCGGGCACCTTGCCGAGCAGCGCGGCGAAGGGGTCGGCGGCCTGCTCGCCGGGCTTGGCACCGTCAGCGGCCGGCGCCGTGGGGTCGCCGTGGATCAAGCTCTCCGGCGCCGCCGGTGCCGGCGCGGCGGCTGGTGCTGCAGCAGGTGCTGCTGCCGGCGCTGCCGCAGCTGGGGCGGAAGTGGTATCGGCAGGCGCTTCGATGGTTGCGGCTTCGCTCATACTGGGCTGTCCTCGTCAGGTTCCATGTTGATCGGGCGATCACCCTTGGCGCGGGCGATGCGGTTCAGGATGTGGGCGACGACGGTGCTCTTGGCCGTGCTGCTGTAAGTCTGCAGCACGGCATCGATACCGCCAGTCGTCACCACCTTTGGCGTGCCGAACCTGGTGTGCAGATCGTCAAGGATGGCCGCGCCTCGCGCGTCGGCCTCAAAGATGTCCAGGTACAGGCTGTCAAGCTCGGCTTGCGTGCGTTGGGTCATGTGCACCTATGGGGGATGGGAAGTCAGGCCGGCTCGTAGGTGGCCACGAAGATGTCAGGCTTGCACGGGTACAACTCACCCTTCACGCCACGGATGATCCAGTCGCCCGGGGTCACGATGTGCCTCCCTTCCAGCGTGCCAACGGCCCCCATTGCGCGGCGGTCCCACATCTCGCCGTTGTGGCCGGGGAAGCTGGTGTTGCCGGGCGCCAGTGCTTGAGCATCCGCAAAACTCAGCGGCTGCACTTCGGGGTGGTCGCCGTCCTTGAACCACTG